CTGACATTTTATTATAAGATGCATAAAGTTCTTCCATTTCTTTTTTATTCATCTTTTTCATAGCAGCAAGCATTTTATTTTTCATGCCTTCTTTAGTCATTTTTTTAGTTTCAGAAGTATCAGAAGAATCAACATCATCAGAAGAATCAACATCTTCATCTTCTTTAAGTTTATCCATTTTGTCAGGACTTCCTTCCCCTTTCTGAGCAGGATCTCCACTGACTTCTTTAGATTTTGGTTTTTTGACTTTTTGAGTAGGTTCTACTACAGCAGGACCAGTGTCTTCGACACCACCAGATGTTTTATCATCGATCTTGTCTGCCTTATCGGCAGGAGCAGCACCTTTTTTAGGAGCATCCGCACCATTCGCTTCTTCAAGTTCCTGGATTACCTCTGCCTCTAATTCCTCAATAGATCTATCTAACTCATTATCCATTGGAATTATCTCCTATTAATTGTTTAGTATATATTTATAAATTAAAGCATTTTAAGAAATTTAGCAAATTCTAATGCTTCTTCTAATGCTTTTTTCTTCTGTACTTTTTTGTTAATGCGTTCTTTTGCTTGTGCAAGTTCTGCTTCAACTAAAGCACCATGATTCCATACCCATTCCTTGCCTTCCATTATGCCTTCTACAAAAGCACTAGGTGCTGAAGGATCCGCCACAATATCTGCTGCAGTTGCTAGGTAAAAATCATTTCTCACATAGTTCGCTCCATTTTTCTGGTTTAAACTGCCCATACCTCTGGATGATACACCGAGTTTAGCACCCTCATCCATAAGATTCTTTACGATATTACCCATCGGTGTGCTAAGAATCTTTGCCTCACCAATGAAGTTCTTTCCATCTGGTACTAGAGAAGTAATCATATGACTTGCTCTTTCCAGATTAACTGTTGGTCCATCTGGATGACCTAATTCACCAAATGCCCTTTTTTCTGAGATATATTCTTTATTATATCTTTTAACTTCTTTCTGTAGTATTTCCATAGGATAAACACGACCATTTCTATTTTTTAGGTCTGCTTGCATGAAGATACCTTTTATCTTGTAGTTCTTCTTACCATTTTCATCTTGCTCAGTAAGATATTCTACATTAGCGACTTCTTCTGATATTAATTTTATTGCCATATCCTTATCCTATGTAATTATATCGATGTATAACCAGCAGATTTTCTTAGTTTTAATACGATAAAACCTACACATGCTGCATCGTTTTCTAAATAAATGTCACCATCTATTCCTGAACCACCATTGTTTACTATTTTGGGTGCACCATCTCCGAACCCATAACTGCCTTGACCATTTAATGTTAATGCAACAACATTAGTAGTAGCATTAAATTCTACATCTAGTGGAGAACTAACAGACCATTTACAACCAACTATATCTAATCTGTCACTACCATCGTTTGCAGCAGACTCAAAAGTGCTTGCATCGATTACTTTAAGTGCTGTGCCATTAGTACCTGTGATTGTAGTTTTAACAACTACTTCAAAATCAGAGTCTGCTAATGTTTGTGATGTGTATGCCATTTATCTTTTCTCCTTAAATCGATAAAACTTCTCGTTCAAAATAACTAGTGAGTTCTCTTTCAGTAACTCTATGTTTTTTTGAAACATTACGAAGTGTCTTTTCGAAGTTATTTAGTATATTTAGTCCTTTAGTAGTGTCCATTAATTTAAAAATTTCATCCACTGCATTTTTCATCTTTGGAGTTAATTTTTTATACTCCTTAGATTTCTTGTGGTCATCTTTTTCAGTGATAGATGTATAGTAATTTTGAAAATTAAGAATCATCTTCCTCTGCCTTCGCCTCTACAGGTGTTTTAACAAAAGAGTTTGCTACTTCAACCCTTTTATCTTCTAACGAAGTTCCAACTTTACCAGACATAACATCGTTAAATGCTTTCTCTGCTTCTAAGTTATCACCTTTTGCTAGTGCGTCAATCATATCTTTTGTATTTGCCATTATAATTCTCCGTCTTGATTATCGTCTTCAGATTCGTCTTCTAATTGATTCGCCATTTCGTCAATTTCCGAATCTGTAAATTGTAAAACATTTTTCTGTACCCACTTCTTACTAAAGAACTGACCAATGTATGGTTCAATAGATTGTAAGGTTTGTACTTTGTCATTAAGTAACTCTGCTTTCTTTAATTCAGCAAAGTGACCATCTTGTAAGAAGTCATATTGAATGTGTTCTTTGATTCTATCCCACTCTTCAAGAGATATCACACCCTTTAATACTAATTGTGTTTTCAACATATCAGTAAATACTGGTGTAAACTTCTTACGAATCCTTTGAACAAATTTAGTAAACTTCAATTCATCTCTAGTAATCTCAGTTGAACGACCTAAACTGAAATTGTTTTCTGCTTCCATTCTAGAAACAGGAACATTTAATGAACGATATAACTTGTTCTGGAAATATTTGATGTCATCTATCTCACCTAAATTAGAACCTCCAGGAAGTGTAGTAATTTCAGTACCACGACCACCTTCTCTACGAGGTAACCAGAAGTCTTCTAACATTGACATATGGTTTCTATCATCACGAATCTCACCAGTAGATGCATCGTAAACTAGTTTATTACGATATCTGTTCATTACATCTTTTAGATATTGTTCTGCTTTTACTTTCGGCAAGTTACCAACATCAATATAAAAGATTCTTCTTTCTGGTGCTCTTGATATTCTGTATATAACTAAACTGTCTTCAATCATTCTTAATTGATTGACAGGTTTAATTGATTTGTGTAAGTATGATAATACATGTCCTTTGTTCTGGTCAATAACACCAGATGGACAATATGTAATACTATCAGCAGCAATCTTAATGCCTTCTGTAGTACCCATCTTTAAACCTTTATCGTTGTAGATAAAGTATTCTTCTATATCTTGAATTAAATCAACTTGTGTAGCATTATCTTTTTGTTTATTGACTTGTCTTACTTTCTTAATTTTCTTAGGATCTATATAACGAACTTCTACAAGTCCTTTTCTTGGATCCTTCTTATCAATAACTTTGTGATAAAATAATCTACCATCGATATACCACCTTCTAAAGATATCATGACCTTTTACATTAAAGTCTAATAATCTTAATACAGTGTTAAATTCTTCACGAATTCTTTTCTTGATAGTTTCTGAATATTGTAAATTATCGAGAGCGATAGCAACCGACTGATCTTTTTCATCAGATACAATTGATTCGTTTACTATGTCTTCGATTGCAGAATCGCACTCAGGTTGAGTTGCGATGTCACGATATCTACGAATTAAATCTTGTTCAGATCTTTCTCTACCATCAGTATCAAGAACTTGACCGAAGAAACCTCCTCCAGCAACTTCGGTCGTTCCATCATCTGTACTTGGTAAAGTGAACTTCTCTTGACTTTTTTCGTCTTTGACTCGCTCAAACTTAAAACCAAAAAGTTGTGCCATGTTATAATTACTCCAAACTTAAAATTGTATAACTATTTATACTCGTTAAATTTAGAAGTTTACACCACTTGCTTCAAAGTGTTGGTATCTCCATGTACACTCAAACTCTTCAATAGTATTGTTAGTTTCAGTGGCCAACTCTATTGTAGCAACAGTCAGTGGCCATGCGTTTCTAAAGATATAACTCTTAAGAACTGTATCATCTCTATCTAACTGCTCAACAAACAAGTCAGTTTGATAGTCAGCAGGAGCAACTACACCAGTTCCTTCTGCTAAATCGTTGATACCATTTGACCATCTTTCCATAGCATTCCTAATCATAAAGTCAGTGTCATTGATGAAAGTTACTGACCATGGATCTGTAAACTCTCTGTCACCTGCCATATAGATACTTCTTCCACGGAAAGGTACAGCAATCTCACCAAGTGCTTGAGCAGGTAAGTTTGATGCCTTTACTAGAAAGGATGTTCTACGAACATCTAATCCGATAGCAATACCACTAGGTGGAGTAATCGTTACTCTAAATTGGTTAGGTCTAGCACCACCACCAATCAGATTCGCTTTAAAATCGTCTATTGCTGCCATGATTAACCTCCTACCTCACTGAAAGAAACACCTGTTCTTACAGCAATAAAGTTTAGTGTAATGAAGTTAATTGAACGAGCAGGTTTGATGAATATATCTGCAACAAACTCATTTCTATCAATTACTTCCCCTGTATTATTAGTAGCATCACACTTCACTAAGAAGTCTGTAATACCTCTACGACCTTGAACATCTCTTAAGAATGGTTCAATTAAGTTTCTAAACTGTGCTCTTGTAAACTCATCATTGAATTCAAAGAGTTGAAACTTGGCTGCAGTAGAAATCGCTTTCTCTAATACTAAGAACAATCTACGAACATTAATTCTATCAAACGCACTTGGTTTTGATAGAGCAGTTTTATCTCCAAATAAAACTACACCTTGTCCTGGAAAGTTTACAACAGGATTAACTCTTGCACGATACAAGAAATCTCTGTTTGCTTTGTTTGGATTGTATGAAAGTTTAATTGCGTTTCTTACATTACCACGATTCAAACCTCCTGGAGAGAA